GTTTGTAGAGTTTGGAGTTGTCTATGAATGTAAAGAACTGCTCTAAGTACGCAAGGTCTCCGCTGATTTGAGAGTGGCTCAGTTTGCTAAAGTGCTTACCTCTATACATTTGAATCATATCTCGTAGGATTTGACCTTTCTGATTCTCTCCTGACCAAATGCAGAATGTGAGTTCGTGTTTAAGTGCAAGCGTTAGAAAGTACCAGTTTATCCAGTACGTCTTGCCAACATTGTCGTGACCTAAAATAATGTTCAATTGTTTAGGTTTGAATCTTAGGTGTTCATCTAAGAAGCAGTCAAGACCAAGTCCTTGTTTGATTTTACCATCTCGCACATCAAGTAGGTATTGTAGTGCGTCTCCTTGCTTACTTAACATAGTCCTAATTTTCGTGCTAATAGTAATTCTTTAGGCTCTTCAACTTCCGTAGATTTCTTGTTTTTAGAGAGCCATTTGTTAGCCGTCAAATATAATGAAGTATACTTCTTGTTGCCTTTGAAATTTTCTATGGAGTCTAACACATCATCAATTTCGTTTATGGAGTATTTATCCAATAGCTTCTCAATATCAGCATTTGAAATAGACAGGTGAGCGAAGCTCCTATATATATCTTTAGATATAACATTAACATTATCATTAACATTATCAGCTATTTTTGCCATAGCATTTATGCGTTTGCTATCGTTTGCCATCTCTTGCCATCGTTTGTTAGCTCCTGCTAAACCTGCTTCACTTCGTTTAACACGCTTTTCTTCAAATAATTTAAGGTCACGCTTTAACTGTTGTTTGATTGGCTCAAAAGCGATGTTAACAATCAAGTCTTTACTTTCTGGATTCTCATCATTAACATAAGAGTAAATGTGTTTAATTAACTTACCTGCAATTTCATCAGGCAGCTTATTAAACAAGTCCTTTTGGTCTACGTAAAGGATAAACGATTTTTTGTCTTTTGCCATTTTACTGCACTAAAATTTATAATTAAATAAAAAGCTCCCTTTGAAGCAAATCTTTGCAATATACAAAACATTGCTTTTCTTCTTTAAAAGATTTTTTTAGTTTAGTTAAAATATCTTCTTTATCGTAAATAGGCTCAATATAAGCGTGTCTATCTGTTAATTGAATAAAAACATATTTTGAGCATTTTAAATGTTGACCAGCATGCTCTAAATCGCAATTAAACGTGTACGTTTTAGCTTTTGTTGCTTTAATTTGATAAGTAGTCCCTTGCGAGTCAGCAAAATCTACTCCATTTAAATCCATATCAGCTTTCTGTTTAAAAAGTGGCTCATCTTGATAATTATACGTAAACCACAATTCAAATATTTTTTCGCCAATAAAACCAGTAGATTCATTTTTTAATTCTTCTGGTATTCTAATTTTTGCTAAATACTCTCTCATATTATTTATTTTTTATAAAACTACCATTAATCATTTTGCCATTTCTTTTTGCAATTACACTATATGCAGAATTTACGCACTCTTCTACGCTTGTATTAGAAAAATATGCAATACTTGTTAAAACAATTATGCAATCACCAATAGCGTCAATAATTTCGTCTTTATCATTATTTATAATTGCTTTGGCTAATTCTCCAGCTTCTTCTTGAAGTTTAACATATTGTGTTTTAATATCTCCTTTTGCATAAATACCTTTTTTATTAGCCCAAATTCTTATAGGCTCAAATTCATTTTTTAATTTCATATTTTTTATTTTATAACATTAACAATTAATCTTGGCTCATACTGATAATTTTCAATCTTCATTTCATTAAACTTAAAATTTGTAAAATTGCTGCAAGAAGTTAAGACTGGCAGTTTTAGTTTTTTTCTGTTACAATATATAGCAGCAGAACTTACATGCTCTTCATAAACATGAGCATTTGCAGCGTTTATAATTACTTCATTTGCTTTTAAATTAAACTCATTAGCAAAAGCGCATAAAATTGAAGCATACATAACAACGTCATAAGGCAAACCAATAAACAAATCTAAAGAGCGCATAGAAACTACAACGTCAACTTTATCATTTGCAATTACAAACTGAAAAGCATAATGACAAGGGGGCAAAACCATATCCTGCAATTGAGTAGGATTCCACATTGTAAATAGCAATCTTCTTGAATGTTTATTTAATTCAAAATCATTTAAAACATTTGTTATTTGATTAATCTCATTAAAGTTGTATAATTGATGACCATAAACAGGGCCTAAATCACCATTTTTATTTGCCCATTGGTCCCAAATGTGCACATTATTATCATTTAAAAACTTAATATTAGTATTACCAGATAAAAGCCATTGTGTTTCAACAAAACAAGACCTTGGAAATATTTGTTTACCAGTAACTACAGGAAAGCCGTCATTTACATTTGCTCTAATTTGAGCCGCAGTTATTTGACGCACACGCCCATTTCTACCATTTACTTTAATTCCTGTTTTCATACAGTTTGACATTACGGTAGAATACATTTGCTCAAAATTATTCATAAAATTTTATTTAAGTAGTCATTTAAAGAGCCTATATATGCAACAGCATCTAGCAAGTTATCTTCTTTATGAGCGTTTGATTGTCTAGCTAATTTTAAAGCTATTAAAACATTATAGCAATCAGATACTGATATTTGGTTATTTGACATTAAAGAAGCTATTTGAGCTGTTTTTTCCATTGATAAATGAAAATCACCATATTGTCTTTCTTTTTCTTCTTGACGAAGATTTACAATTTCATTTGCTTTTTGTAAAATATTCATAATATATAATTAAATAAAAAAGCCCTTTCAGTTTTCCCGGTGCAGCGGTACTCACTAAAAGAGCTTTCAATAATGTTTTTGCTGGCCTGCACGCCTTTACAAATATAACTATTTTTTTAATCTGTTTCGTATTTGCCCAATTTTATATGTCGTTGAATCTTTTTGAACTGGGTGTATGTCTTTGCTTTTAGTACGTCTTTTTGTAAATCAGGTGCGTCATCGTAGTAAGGAAGCGTAGCTCCGTGCAAGACATCATCTATTTGCTTAGTAGCTATCTTGTAGTCTTCGTATCCGAACCGATGTAAGTCTTCGTGTTGCCGTAGTCCGTGAATGATTGTAGCGTGATGTTTACCTCCGAACTTCTTGCCTATCTCGTCTAATGAGAATCCTAAAAGACGGAGTTCATTATACAGGTAATAACGCTTGTAAATATACTCCCTGCTGCGATTCTTTGACCATAGCTTGTGCTGCTCTATAATCTCTTGTATGAGTTCTACTTTCGTCATTATGGTTCTATTGGGGTTACTATAAATTTTCCTAACTGGTATTGTCCTGTTTTTAGCAAATCCTGCTTTTTCCAATAGGCTAAAGACTGTGATGTGAGTATCCATTCTTGTACTACTGCCAGTCCTATCTTGTATGTTAGTTTGTATCTCATAGCTTTTCTAATTCGTGTTTTACTTCTTCCCAATAATCTATTGTTAGTCTATTTTGCCAATGATGCTCGTGTAAAGCCTCAATTACTTCATCAACTGCAATCAATGCGCAATGTTTAGCAGCTAAAGGATATTCAACCCTAAGCATTTTTTCATATAACTCTATTGCTTTTTCTTTAGGTGTCATAGCTCTTGCATTTTTATTTCACAAATTCGGTTATAAAGACCAAAGTTAAAGTTATCCCAATACCTATTTAGTTGGTAGTCTCTAAATGAACCACCAAGTCCCCTCATCGTTGTATTCTTCAACATAGGCATCTTCAAAGGTGTTTGCTTCGTAGATTTTTTCAAGGTAGTCATCGCAGTCTTGCGTTTGTTTGATTGTAAGGATTTCATTGTATTGCTTTTTAGTGATTTTGTAATTAGAATAAGAGTCGTAAATTTCTATTTCGTATTCGGCTAAGATTTCAGCGTTCGTGTCCGTGTCGCCTTCGTCCCAAAGAGTAACGAATAAGTAAACGAAGTTCTTACTGGTATCTCGGTAGACCTCAAAGTCTTTTAGTTCTGTAACAATCATCTTATTTGAATTTAGAGTTATAAACGTGGTTCGAATACTTAGCGTAAGACTTGGGTAGTTCGTACTTAGGCTTGAAATAGGTTTGGTAGTTCCGTGTTTTTGCATCTTGTCGGTGCGGTGTAGCAGTTGCCA